TTTGCAAAAAACACGACCAACAGACCAACAGACCAACATTTCAAAAACATAAAAATAGCCTTTAAAATGTAACTATCTCATTTATAATATAATATATATAATTTATAAAGTAATAATATATATATAATATGTGTTGGTCTGTTGGTCGTTGTTGGTCGTAGTTGTTTTTTGTTGGTCGGACTGTTGGTCTTCCGTTTTTAGGCATTTGTCAATAATTCAGTAAAAATGAGGGTAAACTATACCTTATGTTGGTCGTGTTGGTCGCTGACCAACAATATAAATATATAAGGTATAGTTTGTTTATTGGCTGAAAATCACTAACTTTGCTTTATACTAATAGCCAATTGTTGGTCTGTTGGTCTGTTGGTCGCAAAAATAAGAACTTTCAACTAAAAAAAATAAAAGTATGATCACTACCACAATTAACATCACTCCCTATTTGGCAGAATATTTGCGCGGAAAATATGCCTCAGGTTCAAATGACCCGATAAATATTCCCGACAATTCAGATCTGTATCATGTGATATGGAATTATATGTCCCGTCGTCCCAGTAATATGCCGCATACGGATGGCAATATTGTATTGGCCCTGCCTAACCGGCGCGAGGGAAAGAATCCCGAAGTGTACAACTATCTGTCCGCGCGTGCGGTGACGTATATAGAACTTGCCATCCGTCGTGAGTTCAACGAGGAGCTGCACGCTACCCTGTTGGATAATGACCAGCGCGGACACCTGTTTGACAACAATGCCGTTGTCTATCAGTTTCTGTGTACTTATGGCATCGAATCCGTATCTGAAGAAGCACTGTTGAAGAACTATTATCGGTGGCGTGAGAACTTACGTAAACGGAAAGCCCGGCGCGAAAGAAAGAAGGATATGATACAGGTTATCTAACATGGTTAAATAATATTAAATCAACAACCGACTAAGTGTATCGTTTTGTCTGTTTTGACGGTAAAACTGTCCGCTATATGGAGGTAAATGGCGAACTCGTTAATTATCAAAATGTTATGAATCAGCGAAATAAAGAATTCTCTATTGTCGTTACTTTTGTCCCCTTAGGTGGTATGAATCAGGAACAATATGTTTTTCTGGCCGAGGAGTTTTCATTTGAGCCCGTGGCTTCGGACAATGCTTCGGGAACTAGTTTCAATTGTGACAAGGAACTTGTCATATCACGTCCTGATAGCAGTATATTGAGGGAGTTTTCCATCTTCCGTTCCGGCATATTGTATTTTCGTGATACTTCCGGTAACAGCTATGGGGTTGGAGATGCTGACATTCCTGCCAGAGTGTGCCTGTCTCCCCAGCTTAATTCGGCACGGCTTACAATGAAGTGCACCATGCTGAAACCGCCCGTCTTATAGTCTTTTTTATATATATAAGGTATGGATATTTTTGTAAAAACAAAAAAATAGAATGACACAGTCACAGAAATATCTTCAGCAGCTTCTCTTATCCCGACAAGGATTGCTCATTACGGCAGAGGGTTACGCCTCTGTCGTAGCTGAAGCATTCCCTAATGTTCACGATTCCGATTCAGCGGAAAAGGGACATGCTGATATGCTGTATACCGAGGTGATTTCCGGTGCCTTGGATTTATGCTCCTCTCAGGTCCGCATGGCTTTTCCTGACAAGGATATCAGCATTGTTTCCGATTATGCTTCTGAAGAACTTCCCGATAACAGTATTGCTTACTATCCCGTGTTCGGTGTAATCACATCAAACAGTTGGTGGCGTTTTTCCAGCAAACAGTTTGAAAAGGATCTGCTGGCATCCGAATCCAATCCTGCGATCATTGCACATTTTGTTCATATAGACAGTCCGGGAGGCGAGGCATTTTACATGGACCGCCTCTCCGAGACTATGAGAGACTTGAGTAAGCCGGTGGTTGTTTTGGCCGAGCGCGTATGTGCGTCTGCCGGTTATCTCATCGCCTGTCATGGCACTAGAATTTTTGCCGCTACCGGTTATGACAAGATAGGATCTATCGGGACAATGGCCGAGGTCTGGGACTATTCCGGATATTTAAAAAAAATGGGTATAGAGGTGCATACGTATCATGCTTCCGCATCGGATCTTAAGACCAAGCTTATGGATGACGCGGCTTCCGGTAAGGGTGATGAGTATGTGGAACGTATGCTGAATCCTCTTAATGAAATGTTCTTGTCCGAAGTTCGTTCCACCCGTCCGGCACTTAAGGATGCTCCTGATGATGAGCCTGCTCTTCGCGGGGATATTTACCTAACAGACGAAGCGATCGGAAAAGGTTTGATAGATGCAAGGGCCACTCTGACAGAAGCCATATTGGAAGCATCCCGTTTGGGGCGTGAGTATGCCGACATTCAGCGGGCCAAAAGCCAGTTATTAAGTATAATTTAATTAGTATCACAATGAAATTTAAAGAAAACGTACAGAAAATTCTTCAGAAGCTTGGTTTCGCTGGCTCCGAGGAATCCCTGAAGGCTCTTACGCCGGATGAATGGAAACAGTTTTTTGCCTCCTATCATGAGGAGTTCGGAACGGATTTTCATACCGATATGCAGGCCTACCAGGATGAACAGCGTGCCGTTCCCGACCAGGCACAGATCAATGAGGCGTTCAGCGTGTTGTCAGGATTGATCAACCCGAAACAAAATGTGGAAGGCGCTGCCGCGCATGGAGTACAGGATACGAAAACAGAGCAGCCTACCGCACAGCAGGTACTTGATATGGCGAAAGCTGTATCCGCTACCTTCATGGCTATGGGTAATCATGCGGCTGATGATGTCCCTATGACTACGGTTGCCGGTTCGGTTGTAGGATTTACAGGTTCCGGAGACCATGAGAAATTCCTTTTCGGAATTGAGCACGAATTTTTTTCAATGGATAAACCATGGAACCGGTTCACAGCCAATCCTACGTCAGACCAGCGTCTGGGAGATAAGAAGATAGCCGCGTCTTTCGGTGCTGAAGTGGAAGCCTATTCTTCTTCATTGGCTGAGCGTTACAGCTATTTGCAATCGCATAACCAGCTAAACCCGGAAAAATTGGCGGCGGGTGAGTTTGCCACCGATTATTCCCAGGTTACGGGAATGAAGGGTGGAGACCAGTATCTTATCCGTCGTCAGGATGCCATTATAGCCCGTGTGCTTTCCATCCGCCAGCTTACCCAGTATTTCCCTGTTCGTTACGGTATTCAGGACCGTGATGTCATTTTCAACGCTTTCTTTGGCGAAGTGTCACAAGCATACCAGGTAGGCGAGGTTTATAAAGGTGATATGGAGATTGAACCGGAGATGGGATATGTGGACGATGCCATGATCAAGATGAAGTTCGGTCCTATGAAGGAACTGGAACGCATGTATATAGGCTACCTTAACCGTGAAGGTTCGGATCCGATCAAATGGTCTATGATTGAATATGCCATTATGGGATCTCTTGAAAACGCGCAGCGTGAACAGAATATGCGCCGTATGAGAGGTTTGTATGTGAAGCCTGAGACGGGTGTAGCCGGTTCCTATCTAAATGCCGGTACCGGAGTGCTCTATACCCTTATCCGTCTGCACCACGAACATAAACTGTTGTTGACAGACAATGTTGCATACCGTACTTATGACGATGCCAACATGCTGGAAACCGTACAGGAATTCTACAAAGAAATTCTGGCCAAAGTATCTGAGGACATGAGCCTTGACCAGCATGTAATGTATCTGAACGAAAACCACAAGCAATGGTGGATTCAGAATGTCCGTGAAGCTTATGGCCAACAGCAGGACTTTACAGGACCGAACAGTTACCTTAATATCATACCGGACAGTTCTACCAATATGCGTATCATCTGGCTGCCTTATTTAGGGCAGTTGCCGTTCATGATGATGCAGGTTCCCGGTAATATCCAGTTCCTTGAGAATCTTCCCGGTGAAATGCTTGCCATGCAGACAGAAATGCAAATGGAGATGGTTCGTGGATGGTCTACCTGGAAAGAAGGATGTTCGCCCGCATTTGTCGGCCGTAATTTCTCTTCTGCCGATAAACTGAAGGAAAATGACTATTTGTGGCAGCAGATCTTCCTGAATAAACCTTCCGTAACCTTGGATGCGGATGCCACAACAGCTGACGCATCGAAAGGATTCTGGTTTATTTCTGGAACCAATACCGGTGAAAAGAAACTGACAGCGATCAACAAAGCCAAAAAAGGTGTGGCTTACATTGTAGAGTGTGGAAACAAAACCAATGTGACCGGAATTGACAAGGCGGGTTCTTTTGACAGTATTTCCGAAGCATGGACTCCGACAGCTGTAGGAGATTATATCATGGTCATGCTGAACAGTCAGAACAAATTCATAGAGTTGGAACGCTGCATTGGTGGCGTTCGCAAAGTCAATAAGACAGCGCAGCCCAATGTACCTGGAGCTAGATAATTTTTTTGGTTGGTTATTAAAAAGGTTTTTAAATCGGGGGCGGGTGTGGTAGCCCGCCCTTTTTATTAAACAGAAAATTTATGAGAACAAGAATTAATTCCCGCATATTTTTATTTCAACTAGCGGTGCTGGTTGTAGTGCTCTCCTTGAGCTTTGTTTTTGATTCCTCTGCCGATACTGCCGTCGGGCTGTCAATGGCTGTCACCGGAATGATGAATATTGGTGATATTGAGGATGTGTCCGACCGTCAGACCCATGGATCGAACATTGCATATCAGATTTATCTGATCAGTATTGACCAGGTGGATAATTCTCAGTTGTTTCCGGCTCCCAATGCCAACAGGGAAGTAGGGCAGGTTCCGATGAAGAATGGTGAGTATATGAAGTACTTTGTATGTCATACCATCCCCACTTTTGTAGGCAATGGTGAGAAAGGGGATATTACCACTTCCGGAACCAATCAGTTTGTGGCGGTTATGGGTGGACAGCGGGACAAACTGCTTTCTTTCACGGAAGAATATGCGGGTGGCAAGTTTATCATTCTCTTCAAAGAAATTGAAGAAAGCCAGTGGTATATCATCGGTTCTTATGACCGCCCGATGATTCTTCAAACGTTTGAAAACAAGCATGACGCAGACGGACGTTATGTGACGTTTACATTTCAACGAACTTCTATTTCACAGTATTACAAATATACAGGTGCTATTGTACGCCAGCCTGCCAAATCCAATCCGGTGGATGCCACTAATCTTACCGTTACGCTGGGACAGGACTTGTATTCCATTCCTGATTGTACTTCCTCACCTAAGGCTATTGCTACAGTTTCCGGTCTGGCGGCTAATGATAAGGGACGCTATATAACTCTGATAGGTGAGGGTGTGGAGCATCCGGCTACAGTTGCTGAAAATGAAGTGTTTATTCTTGAGGATGGAGCCACATGGACCGCCCGTGCTGGAAGCCGTATTACTTTCCGCGTAATTGATACTGACACTTTGGTTGAGATTGCCGGATCCCGTATTCAAACTGTTGTCTGATTTTTATAATTAATCCGGTGCGGATATATATGCTTGTTTTACAATGTATTATCATGCACCGGTTAAACTGATAAGTTATGTATTCATTCAAAGAAAAGAAGCTTCATTATAACCGTCTTCAGAACCAGTCCGCCGCTTCGGCCGATCTGAAGCTTTTACGGAGTATTAATCCTGATGCGCCTGTGTTGCCTGCATGGGAGCGATCACCTGAACGTTTTGCAAACAAGATTCTTTATCTTCTGCTTGATTATGCAACGGCAGAACAGATCAGAAAGAACCGGCGCAATCCTGTCAGCTCGGTAAAGGAGAAATTGGAAGAGACAGTACACGAGTTGCAGGAGAAATCGGCCGAATTGAAAGAAACGAAAGATACGGTTCAGGAATTGCAGGAAAGAGTAGAGGAGTCGGAATTTCGTGCGGAAAAGGCGGAAACATCTTTGGACTTTGAGAAAAAAAAAGAGGTTTAAGGAAAGTACAGAAGCATGAAGAATATCCCGCTATTGACTGGGATAATCTTGATGATGAGAATGTACAGACTGCCACCCTTATCTATAATGACCGTGTTGTAAGCTGGAAACGGATGAAACAGATAGACGAACGTATGGATGCTGACAATATTACCAAGGATGACATATTTTCCCTTGTCCATCTTCGCATCCGTAATTTGCAGGCTTTCTCAGAACTTAGAGCCTATAATGATACCGGTTCTTTCCGTTTCCTTCATCCTCTTATAGCAGGGCGCAGTGAACGTGCCTTGCTGGCTTCCCTTCTTGAAAAGGATCCTCAGGAATTTCTCCGCAAACACCGCAATGTGCTTGACAGTATACGGCGTTATGAAGCGTATTTGAAAAATCCCGAACGTGAATCCCGACGGAAACAGGACAGGAATTTGTTACGCAAGTATCGTGATCGTGAAACATTGTTTAGAGATATACTCAATGAAAAGACTAAAGGTTGATTTTATGGCTGTTTCCCTGTTCCTTACCATGGTGGGGATGATAGCCGGTATTTCAGTATTAATATGCTGTTTGCTATGACTGGTAATAAGGATATTGTAATTGTCAGCGATGATTATCTGCCACGGGTACGTACCTATGCCATTATGGGGTATAGCCGTGAGCGCGTGTGCCGCCTGTTGGAGTTGCCGCGGAAAATGCAGATGGCATTGGCTGTCCGGCTGTCGTTGCCGGGAGATGTGTTCTATGAAACCTATGAGTCGGGACTGGCTCAAGGGGAGAAGAATATTGATATGGAACTGGCGAAGAAAGCGGAAAACGGGGATATTGATGCCATTGAGCTTCTTGAAGAGAGAAAGAATGAACGTTATTTTAAGGATTTGCGTAAAGAACTATTTGGAATATGACCGTACTTGAGCGTCTTGATAAGATACATCCCGATATGATTTCAGGATTTCTCACTACCGGAAAGTGTAATGGCATTCCGGAAGATGTGCAGAAATTTTTGAAACAAATACAATGGGCGGCAGAAATATATGAATATGAGCCGAATATAACCCGTGCTTCCAAGAAATTGCGTCTGCGCATTAATGCGGAGCAGAAGTTGGCTTTGGATGAACGTACCTGCAAGGAACGTATCTATCAAGCCATTAATTATTTTAATGTCGATAACAATGTCAGCGAGAAGGTATGGGAGAATCACTATGCGGACAAGCTGGAATCCATGGCGCAGTTATGTGCGGCCAAGGGGGATATGAAAACGATGGCTGCATGTATCGAAAGAGCCAGCGAGCATCGGATTCGTGCCGCCCAGATAGCAGAGGCTGCTACCAATCTTGGTATTACTTTCATTATTGATCCTAACCTTCGTCCGGAAGATATGGGATTGGAAAGCAAATCACTGAAAGAGATAGCGCGTAAGCATAACGAAGGGTTTTATATCCAACTTATCGACGGTCTTCCTATTGATAAGAGGGAAAAGAAACGCTTGTTGCGGGATGCCGATATTCAGGATGTAGAGGAAATTTTAAATGAAGAGTAATCATGAGTCAGAACGATATATCCAATGATGAATTTTCAATGGAGATGGAACGTATCTACATGAATTCCATGCAGGTAATGGTCAATCTTCTTGATCCTAACAAAGTGGTGGTGGAAGCTGCACGTGCGTCAGGTAAAACGAGTGAGGTTACAGTAAACCGCATTGTTCGTGTGGCAGACAGTATGCCGGCCGAGTTGTCATTTTTAGCGCATCGTACCTATGTTGCGTTGCTTACCAATATATGGCCTAACATTCAGGCTGCTTTTTCCAGGCAGATTACGGTTAATGGTCGTCCCCGTTGTATGCTGGAATATGGCATTGACTATATTGCGGGAGAGTCGAAGATTCCAGAGCATTTCCGGAAGCCGCGTTATCCAATTTCTTATCCCAAGCATAGCATCCTGTTCCGAAACGGTCATCATATCCAGCTGGTAAGTTCTGACCAGCCGGACTCAGTGGCGGGTAGAAGTGGTGTTCATGCTTTTGTCGAAGAAATGAAACACAATGACGGAGAGAAACTCAAGACACGTTTGTTTCCTTCTCTTCGTGGATCTTCTGCGGAAATTCGTAAAAGCCCATATTACCAGGGATGGACCGGGGTTTCTGATACTGCCCGTGTGGATTTAAATGAGGACGACTGGTTTGAACGGTATGAAGATCAGAACAATCCTCAGCTTCTTTCCGAAATAGCCACAGTAGCTGTTCATGTGAATAAAGCGGTTTATAAAAGAATGGAACTTCTTACTGCCCAAAAGAATACCACCAACCCGGTCACGCTTGAAAAGATACGCCTGGAACTGAAGAAGTATGACAGACAGATATCCATGTGGACACCGCGTTTGGCTGATATGCGGCGCAACGCCACATTGTATATCCGGGCCAGTTCGTTTGTCAATAAGGACATATTGGGACCTAAGTTTTTTAAAACTCAGCTTGACACATTGGATATGGACGAATTTCTTACTGCCATATGTGCTGTCCGTCATAAGTCTGTGGTTAACAAGTTCTTTGCAAATTATGATAAAGAAAAGCATCAATTCTCTGACGGGTATATTTATGATTCTATCATGAAACTTGATCTGAAGGATCATTTTATCATCACTGCCCGTTATTTGAAATACTACGACAAGAGCGCTCCGCTGTATATAGGGTATGATCCCGGACATTTCTCAAGCCTGGTATGTGGGCAACCCAAGAAGTACGGGAAGGAATTCAGGCTGTTGAAAGAGTTCTTCTGTTTCTATCCGGATGAGCAGCCGGAGCTTGCTAGACAGGTTTATGAGTTTTTCGGGCGTGACTGTCGGAACAAACGTATTGTTTTATATCCGGACAGGGCCGGTAACAAACGCAGGGAGGAACTGGAGCAGATAACGACTGACAGCCGAGCATTGAAGAGGGAACTGGAAAGCTACGGGTTCGAAGTGCAGCTCATGAACGAAGGACAGGCCACAATCTATCATTGGCAGCAGTTCAAGCTGATGTTGCTTTTGTTTGGTGACAGAAGCAATGCTTTGCCTCACGTTTTTATTGACGAAAATGAATGCCCTAACCTTTGTAGTGCTATACCTCTTTCACCACGTAAGAGCACCAACGGACGTATAGAGCTGGACAAGAGCAGCGAGGTTAAGATACCACTTCACCGTCAGGCTGGACTGACAACACAGATTCCTTCTGCATTCATTTATCTGATGTACGGTCTGTATGGGGATGCTGTTCTTAACGAATTGACCAGCATTCCTGATGATATTCCGGATAATTTCAGCTTATAATTAAAGTTCGGCTTAAATAGTAAGTTCAATTGATTTAATATAAGTGTCTGTTTGACATTTAAATAAGCATTATGTAAATCATGGATAAACGATTGGCTTTTTGAAAAATTTTTGAACTTTTTTCAAGAGACGATTGACTCCACGCCGCACTGATAAAACCGATTGCACAGCACAGGGGGTAGATGGGTGGAAATATGATTCTTCCCTTGAGATTTCGTCTTTTCTACTGTATCGGAAAACGAATAAATTCGTAGCATGGAAGAGGTAATAGATCATAACGTTGCGATGTCAGGTGCACAGGCCATGCAATGGGCTAGGGAGATATCTAAGCTGCCCGATGGATGCTTTACCATAGCATTCTATCCATGCAGTCTGCAACGTCATGAGGCATCCACTAAGATCATAGTAAAGGACGGTTGCAAATGGCGCACCCAATTGCCTCATGAACGTTTCAGTGTGGACAGTGATAACTTCTTCCTGTTTACCGACAAGGACGGAGAACCCCGTATGTGTTACACTATATTGATACGCTATATGGGATTCCCGCAAGATGGATTTAAACTACATAAAATAGATTGGTTATCATGAGTCAACAAAGTAATATAGAGATGCAGGGATGCCTTGGCGTGTACGTTAATGACAGCAGTGTGATATCTTTCCAGCTGGGAGAAGGGAGTATGCAGGATGCCTTGCAGCGTAACCGAACTGTATCTGTTAATCCGGTGGCATTGGAAGGACAGGTGAGATGGCTTACGGTTAAAGGGTATAACATCGCTTCTCGTGGCTGGAACAATCTGAAATGCCAGGAAGTGGCGAGCGATATCAAGCATAACAGGCTGCTTCCAAGATTGATAACCAAACAGGTCAATATGCTGTATGGCTCCGGACCGGCTGTCTATAAGACGGAACTTATTGATAATAAAGTCAAGAGAACTTGGATTATGGAACCCAGTATACAGAGATGGCTGGAAAGCTGGGAGCAGAATGGAATGGAGCAGGGATACCGGGCGTTTGCAAAACAGAACATCAAAAACTATTATTATTTTCGCGATTTCTTTGTAAAATGGCGGTTTTCAGCTGGAAAAGGGATTGTACCGGGCGTGCTGCCGGTTGCTGGTCTGGAAGCCATGGAGAATAAGGATTGCCTTTTGGCCACCACCCGGACGGATGTGGCTTATGATATGGTTTATTATAAGGATTTCACGGCTATAGCTGTTGGTAAGTTTATCAATGGAATTAGTACCAGTTTGCGTATTTATCCTAAATTGCGTATGCAGGATGTACCGAGATACAGGTTCGCTGCTGTTTCCCATCATCGTGAGAAGTCCATTGATAATTTCTATGGAGAGAATGAGACACATGAGGGCACACAGCCTTATATCAAGGGTTCCAATGAAAATGCTGTATATATTAACAGCTTTCTTCGTAATTCTCTAGCTGCTAAAATACATATCATCATTCCTAACGCATGGGTGAATTCGAAGAGAACCCAGATTACCAATCTTTGCAACGAAAACAAGGAACGTGCTTCGAAACAGGAGAAACTATTGCTGTATAATGGACTGGAGATTGGAACTGAGTTCAAGGAGTCTACCTTGATCCGCTATATAAAACAGGAATTGGATAATATATCCGATTACTTGTCCGGAGCCGATAACCAAGGAAAGGCTTACGCGACTTTCAGCTTTCGGAACGGAAGCAGCGGGGAAGAGGAGCGATGGAAGATAGAAACCGTCGATTTAAAATATAAAGAATACATTGATGCGATAATCAGCTATGATAAACGTGCTGACGAAGTATTGCTGTCAAGTGTCGGGCTGGATTCTTCCATCTCATCAGTCAGCAAGGACGGTGTAATTAGCAAGAGCGGAAGTGACGCTTATTACAACTATTTGATTTATCTGCTCCAATTGGCACCGGAAGATGAGATCGTATGTGAACCGTTCAATCAGGCTATCCGTATTAACTTTCCTGAATTGTACGAACAAGGTTATCGGATAGGCTTTTACCGGGAAATCCCATCGCGTCAGGAAGATGTATCACCGTCTAACCGTCTTAATAATCAGCAGCCATGAATGTTTTAGAAGAATTGTTTATAGATGTGGCCCAGTTCCACCTTTATTCCCCTTATGCGGAGAGTAACATGAATTTCAAGGATCTTGCATCAAGTGCCATGAGTGCCATTAAGCAGGTTCAATCCGTCATATCTCCTGATATCTACAAGAAGATAGCAGCAGGAGAGGATAACGATGAAAAGGATGCATTAAGAAGTGCCGTGGCTAATCTGACATTGGCAAAACAGCTTATATTCAATGTACTGTCACTTCGTAAATCGGATGTGGATATCTACAAGAACGAGCAGGAGCAGATGCGCAGGGCCTATCGTGATAATTACTATAATGCAATGGATACGTTACTTCAGTTGCTTGATTCGGATGAGGAATGGAAGAAGACCAAGACTTATAAGGATTTGGAAAACCTTAAGTTGAAGACTACTTATGAATTCGATGCATCTTATCCCATTGATAATTCATTCCTGTATTTTTTCAGATGTGTTCCGATCCAGCAGGAGGCATTGGATGATTATGTATCAGGCTATTATGAGCGTTTGCCGGAAAAGGATCAGACAAACCGTCGGAAATTGGACAGATGTCTGGCTAAAATAACAGTGGCATTGTCGTTACGAAGATTTGATATCCTTGAATTTCCGTCAACCATCCGTAATTTGTTTGAAGATTCAAAAGTTATGCGTTACGGTACCCAGGAGCAGGAGAGGATGTTAACTTTATCTGATGATCTGATGTCACAAGCCTTGGAAAGCCTTAAAAATATTGATTTGTCTTTATCCGGAAATACGGATGTTGATATAGTAACTGAAACATCTTTCAATCGTCCGGACGATAAAATTTATTTGATGCCATGAGAAAAGATATTGAATTTACCCTGAAAGGAAGCGTGTATTCTATTCCAAACAGTTGGGAAGGGTTGAACACTTATCAATTTAAAGAACTGGTTGCGGACCTGATTTCCATGTCCGCAGGTAAACTTTCTGCCGGTCTTGTGCGTGTGCGCCATATATGCAGGGTGATGGGCTGGGATATCAATAAGATAACCGATGCGGATGCCATGGGAAACATTGCTTGCCTGGCTGAGCAGGTCACCTTTCCTTTTCTGATCTGTTATCCGGATAATGATGCGGCACTGGCAGATCTTGACACCGATTCTTATGAGCTATGCAAGCGTGTTCCGCCGGAAAGACTGACGGGGATAACTATATCCCGCTATCTGTCACGGCTTGATTATAAGTTTGTGGTAGACTCCTGTTTTTGCAAACAATTTATAGGATCTGTCCATATTGACGGGCAGGATGAACCTTGTCTTGGTTATACCATTGATACAGGATTCTCTATGCTGACAACCTCATTGACGGCACAGCAGTTTATTGACGCGCGTGAGCTGGCGGATTGCCGGGATGATCAGCTTCCCCTGCTTGCTTCCATCCTGTATTCTTCACTACCTTATGAAAGTGACAAGGCGCATCAACGTGCCGTTATTTTTTCAAAAGTGGATATTAAAACATTGCAGGCCATCCGTTTCAATTTCAAAGGATTCATCAATTATTTGTTCAGTCGCACAGAATACAAGATTCTTACTAAAATCATACCGGGAAAGGAATCAGTGATAAGCACAGGGGCACAGGATGCTTTGTACGGCTTGAGTGCTGACGGATATGGAAATTTGCGTGAGATATCCCAGATGAGCGTCTTGCAATATCTTGGGATCCTGAGAAAGAAGATGATTGAATCCGTGCGTAGCCTTCATGCTTCCAAAATGGATGTTGCTGAGATCGCTAATACTACCCGGTTGCCAATTGATGTTATAAATGATATACTATGATTCTTGAGTATTTAAAATATTTTTCCCGGTTCCCAGCCCGTGACGGGGTTCTGGATATGTTTATTAACGGAAGTTCCGAACTTTATGAATATGAGGAACTGAAAGGGTATATAGCCGGTATGTCCGAACCTTTGGTTCCTGATATTTCCAATTTTGTTTTCGGGCAACGTTTTGAGGATGTTAAAAAACGGGTGGATGCCCTGATAGGAACTTATCTGTTCTGTGATTTTGGAGAGATACAAAGCTCTCAGGACAATATAGGTTCCATAGAGGATACGCATAAGCGTGCGGTGACGGTTGCGGTCAAATTAGGGAATAAATCTGATATGGTAGAAGTTGCCATTCAGAGTGATCGAACGTTGAAACTATTGAATCAGGTACGTGCTTATATGATGTATGATTCCCGTTATATGTCATGGCTCAAGCCTATATCGGATAATCAGACGATTGTGCCTTTTGTGTCGCCTGAACTGTCATCAATAGGCTGGAGCATGAGCTTTGTCGCATCGGCTCCCGACTGGATGAATGTAAAAGAAATAATGAAACACATAACTTAAAACAGATATGAATACAAGTTCTAAAATCACATTTTCGGTATTCATTACCGAATTTTATAGTCTGATGTGGGATATGAGATGGTTGATGCTGCTGGCTTTGATTCTTATTTCTACAGATTTATGGTGGGGCATCAGCAAATCCAAACGAAGGATGGAGGAAGTGCGTATAAGCCGGGCTATCCGGAGGACTCTTATAAAAATGGGGGATTACGTATGTATAATTCTATTGGGGGCGGTTTTAGGAAAAGCGATTGGTGAACCTTTGGGCATTCCTTATTCCACTATTTCCGTATGCTGTATGCTGATAGCTTGTTACTGTGAACTTGAAAGTGTGATCAGTAATTACTGCGAATGTAAAGGTCTGCATTACCATATCAGTCTTTGGAGCGTCTTTAAGGGACTGGTCGGCTTGAAAAGTAAAGAATTGAAGAATGTTATTAATGAAATAGAAAATGAAAGCAAACATGAAAATCTTAATTGACAATGGCCATGGAGCCAACACACAAGGCAAGCGTTCTCCGGACGGTCGTTTGATTGAAGCGTTATATACCCGTGAAATTGCCATCCGTGTGGAGCATGAATTGTGTAAGAGGGGGTATGAGACACTTCGGATTGTGCGTGAGGAAGTTGATGTGCCGCTATCGGAGAGATGCCGCCGAGTGAATGATATTTGTTCCGAATTTGGGAAGAGTAATGTTCTTCTGGTATCCATCCATTGCAACGCCGCCGGAAATGGGGCACAATGGATGCAGGCTCGTGGATGGGAGGCATGGACCAGTATAGGGCAGACAAAAGCGGACAGGCTTGCTGATTGTCTGTATGCTTCGGCTGACAGATTTCTTCCTGGAATGAAGATTAGAAAAGATCTGGCTGATGATGATCCGGACAAGGAGAGCGGATTCTATATTTTAAAACATACGGAATGTCCGGCTGTATTGACGGAAAACTTATTTCAAGACAATATGGAAGATGTGGCTTTCCTTTTGTCTGAAGAAGGAAAGCAAGCGATAACAGCCATTCATGTTGAAGGTATCATTAAATACATTGAATCATGAAATCTGTTCCTTATTTATTAATTGTTTTATTGAGCGTAATGCTTTCTCTGTCGTGGTGTTCCCGTCCGGCAGAGATGCCTGAAACGTTTACAGTGGATACTGTGTGGATGCCTCCTGTTATTGATACTATCAGGGATACGGTTTTTCCGTCTCCTGTAACAGAACGTTTTGTGAAGTATGATACTGTATTCATTGCCGCATCTGGGAAAGAACCTGCTGATACATCACTGAATGATTATGTTCCGGACAGTGTTCCAGCCAGCATACCTATTACAGAACGGGAATATAAAACGGATGATTATAAGATATTGATAAGTGGATACAACCCATTGCTGAAATCGGTTGAATTATATCGTCCTACTTTCGTAGGGCTTATAAAACAAAAAAACAAGCGGTGGGGATTGGGGCTCTCTGCCGGATATGGTATTGATGCTGACGGGCTGTCGCCTGTATTGGCTGTTACCGTTAATTATAATCTGTTTCAGTGGTAATAAAAAATCCCCGGCTTGCGGTCTTGCTCTTATTCTATTGACAGTCGAATTTGAAAACCTTTGGAGTGCCGGGGATAGATAAACAACAATGTTATTTAATAAATTGTTTCTAAATTTTGCATTATTATGAGCAAGACCGCACGTTTTAATGAAATCCTTGAATCAGTCGCCTCTTTCACGGAAATACATCAGGAATTTATCCTGTCAGACAATCGGGCCGCCGAAGTGGTGGATGCCCGCTGCATTTTGGTAAAACTGTTATCCGAAGAAGGTTTCTACCCTTCCCAAATCAGCAAGTATATGGACCGTACAGAAGCTAGTATCCGGTATCTGCTTGCTTCCTATTCATCCCGAATTTCTGCCAGCCTGTGGATGGAAAAAGATGTCGAAGTTATTCGCAAACATCTTGAAAATAAGTCGAAAGTAATTGGTAAATAAGAAGCAAATAACTGTAATTCAGTTGATTATTATAGTATGTACCTTTGTGATGTCAGGTTATAGCCTGGCCTAGTAACTTATTAAAACATAATATTATGACTATCAAAGGTATGAACGGTGAGAACTATAATGTCACCGGCCAGGGACAAGGCAATTACAATACTGTCGGAGCGTCAGCAGGTATCGCATCATTTTTGGGTTTGAATGCGGGTAATATTCTGGGAGGCGGCTGTTATAACCGTAATATGGCGGCAGGTCCTGTGGAAGTGATTACTTCGGAAGACAAACCTATTAGCCGTTATGAAGCGGCTATGATGGACAAACTGGCAGCAAAAGATGGAGAGATCGCATTGTTGAAGGCGAACACTTACACTGATCAGAAATTGGCTGATGTGTACGATCGTTTATTGACCCGTATTAATTTGGACAAGAACGAGCAGAATGCCATCAATATGAATCAGGCTGTATACAATGGTACTAATACTGCCACTCTGGCTTGTATGAAACAGCAGATTGCTGATTTGGCTGCGTTAAGTGAACTTGTTGTCCCGCAACGTAAGGTATGTGATACCGGTTGCTGCGGTTGTAACCAGTAAATCTCATTGAAAGGGCGGTTTCATTCCGTCCTTTCCTCTTTTTAAACTCAAACAATATATTACTATGTATACCAATTCACAAATATTATCAGCAGTGCTGAATAAATGGCTGCAACCTGTAGTACAGCAATTCTCCGCACAAAAAATGGGATCGTTCCCTTTTGTGCAGATGATTGAAACTAAATTGAAATCAACAGGTTTCGTTAAACCCAGCTGGAGTCTTGCTGCGGAATTATCTCCGATAATGCAGAATGTCAGTGGAACTATCATAGAACCTATCATTAACCGCTATATCTCACAAGTGCCGGATGATGCATTGCCTGAAATGGCTCACAAAATAGTGGATGATGCTATTAAAAACGGAGGGTTGACACTGATGGATGGAAAGGTTGTTTTTGAAAAGGAAGACATGGAAGAACTGAAAACCTTGCTTGAATATAACCTGCCTTTGATTCCTAGAGAAGAATACATCGTCAAGACAGCGCCTGATAAGGAAGCTGACGGCAGCGATGAACCCCAACCGAAGTCGGACGGTATAAGTTCCGACACAGAATAATTCTTAATATATATCCATTATGATTCAATTGACTCCGATTGCAATCGCTGCTACCAGCCAGCAATATCTGACTAATGTAGTGGAGAATTTATGCCAGGCTTATTGCGCTGAAAATGGTGTACAGCCTACTGGCATAGTTAATTTTACTGTCGCAGAACAGCAGACGGTGAATACCCAGACTGTTGTAACCATCAATGCAGCAGTGCTTGTTGCTTACACTCCTAAAGGATCATGCCGTTCTGTTACCAAACAATGGGTTGAGCAGTTTAAAGTAGCCTTTATCGGTGCGGCCGGTGCTGTTCCTACGATTACACTTACTCCTCTTGTTACTCAGGTTACTCCTGAGAATGTAAAGTGCTGTAACCGTGCGTTTGGTGTGAGCCTGGCTACTCCGTTGACCATTGCGGCCACCTTTCCGGCTACTCCCACAGCTTGATAGGATTATGACTCAAAAGTCATTAAAACCTGTAAAAAAGAAAAGGGAGAAAAAAGTTTGAGTTTGCTCCCCGCTTTATTGTGGGGAGTTTACTTTAATATCCTATAATTATGAAGACTAAAGAAGAAATGATAGATCGCTACCATGAACTCTATGAAAAGATGGTGGCAAGTAAAGATCCGAAGAATATGAAGATATTCGGTGAAACTGAAAAGTATATGTTCAAGGCTGTCGCGGCAGCTCATCCTGATCTGGCCGAAAACTGGTTGTCGCATTTGGAGGCTGTTTGTTGGGACAATTATCTATCCGAACACGAAGCAATGAATATCAGCAAACGTATTGTCAACCAAGATGGAATGAAAGGATTCCATTGGTCTTATGATACTTTTGAGAAAACGGTTGAATCGCTTGGAGGAATATGTGAAGACAAACCGCATTATAACAGTTATGCTTTATGGGTAACTGCCAATATGGTTTATTCGGATCATGCCAGAAGCATTGCGGAAGACATGGGGCATAAATTGCCGGCAGATGTGCCTAATGAAAAAATGGCATTGTCATGCTATCGTAAGGCTGTGGAAAGTCTTAAGGATGTGGATTCCGGGTTTCATGTACGGCGGTATTTCAAGCACAAGATGTACGACGATCCAGTTATGTGACCTGGATAAAAAATTAGATAAAATAATCTCCATGATTGAAAAACTGGACGGTCTGAAAGGTTTCGGCTCCAATGTACTGGCTAATGTTGTAGGAGATATAATCATGGGTAGGTAACTGTAAGGTGTTTTAGAAATAAAGCACCTTTTATTTATAAATATAGTATTGTTTTAATACTGATTGGATTTTTATTATTAACTTTGCGAAAAATTTTAAAACTTAGATATTTATGAAAAAGTATTTTTTACTATTGACTGTTTCTCTTCTATTTGCTTCATGTAAAAGTTATATCCAGATTTATGATGTGGACAGCACCTCAGCCAAAACAAGTAATGAGCAGTTCGTATTTGAGAATGAAGATTGCAAACTTACTTATAATTTTTGGGAAGAATGGGGAAATGCCTCTATGGTATTTACCAATAAGACGGATAAGAACTTATTTGTTTCGTTATCTCAGTCATCTTATATTTTTAATGGTTTTTCTTCATCTTTCTATAAAGGTGTAGATGACCATGTTGTTATATCTAAATTTAAAAGTAAGACTTTTCATGATTTGCCTGTAGTTTGTGTCGCTCCAAAATCTTCTAGAGTAATTGGAGATTTAAATCTTGTAGATAAAATATATTTCTTCTGTGAAAAAAAGAAGGATAACCCTAGTCGCAGATATTCGGAAAGCTATAACGAAAATGATTCCCCTATAACATTTGGTTATAATATGGTATATTCTGCGACAGAGAATTGCAATGAAGTTAAGTCTTTAGAAAGTTCTTTTTATGTATCAAGAATTGAGAATGTTACAAAGAAACAAGAAGAAGTTACTAATCAGGTTAAAAACTGTTCTGATTATAGTGATACTTCTGTTATTATATTGAAATCTCAGTCGCCCAAGCGTTTTTATATTAAGAGATTTAAGGATGTAAATCCAACTCCGGCAAAATGGTATTAATTATTCGATAACAAATTCTTAAGCGGAACTCTAAAAAAGTTCCGCTTTTGTTTTGCTAATCCAAAAATAATATTCACCTTTGCAGCGTTCACCATTTGAGATAGGCGAGTAGGCTCGCTGATTATTTGTTGCGGGCATTTTTTATGTCTTCAACTTGACATATAGTTCCGTCCCGTGTGGAGCGTTAATGCGCCCACAGCCTGTCTCAGGTGGTGAACAACGGGGAGCGGAACTTTTTTATTTCCTTCCCCTTATCTAATTTTATTAATTCATTTTAAATGTTCACCAAAAATGAAAACTACTACATTGTCTCTTGATGCAAAGTCAAATTATTTGCAAGAGAAAAAAGAATCTTTGTTGGAATGGCTTCATGCTGATTCTGTTATCTTTTCTTCTATCATGGAGGAAAAAATTTCTAGAACATTTTCGTTGCGAATATTGTTCATAATGTTGTGCTTTGTTGCATTATTATTATCGCCCGCATTTGGCACTGTGATGTGTCTTATATGTTTTATCATATTTGCCTTATCTTTGTTGGAAACAGCAAAATATTACAAGCAGGTGCACCGCTAATAAGTTTGCTTTACTAATATTATGTTTTACAATAAAATGTTTAAGGAAAATGAATATTAATGGAATTATATTAAGCGACGAGAGCCTTAATGCGTTGCGTCGTATGCAGGAAGACGGTAATAGCGAAATTGATAATGTTCTTGAAGGACTTGATTGTATAGCTGAACTGATTGAGAATCCGGAAGCGGATGCCAGTGATAGTGATCGTCTGGTCATGTTGCAGCAGCTTCGCGGTGTGCGCAAGATTTTGAAAGATCTCAAAGCATCTTCTTTTGATGAGTCAGAATAATGAAACTAAAATGGACAGTTACATCACTGCGTTGATGAATGTCTATTCTCCCGCAACCAATGAGTCCGATGCGACTCATTGGTTTTCTACTGAGGATGTGTATGAAGCCATAAAGAAGATTGATCCGGGAACATCCGTCAGCTTGGAGGATGTCTATAATTCGCTTCTTATGGGAGGGTTCCGTTTCCAACCACGTCCCGGAACTTTAGGATGTGAGTTCCGATGGATGTTTAAACAGAAATAATTATAGATAAAATACGATATTTCTTTTAGTCTAATTATTATATTATCAATCCTTTTTGTACATTTGCAATGTGTTCAGAACATGAACGCTGCGTAATAAGTTTGGTTACATGGGAAATTGGAGCGAACAACAAGAGGCAAAGAAAGAAGTTAAGGAGAAAGACAAAGTGAGGCGTGAAACGCTTGGAAAGTTCTTCTTTGATTTGGCAAAATTGGCTTTTGCTGGTCTTTTCGTTAGTTGGATTACACCTTTATCTGCTAATGTAAACAATAGTGTTGCATGGTCTGTCTTAGTTGGAGGTGTAATGTTTACTGTTGTATTTGCTATGATTGGAAATAAAATTTTAAAATAGGAGGTTTTATGGATATGCTTGCTATGACCTATATCATAGGAACTGTTATTGGGATAGCCTTTCTTATATGGCTATATACAAAGTCTGGGAAAAAATGGCTGAAGAGTTTGTAATTCGTCCATTGTGTTTGCTTATATTGGATATAAAATATAAGGAGGTAATTTATGGAAGGTTTATTGATTGTGCTTGGTGGTTCTGGAATGTTAGCCTTTTTCTTTGCTATATGGTTAAATACCCGGAAAGGCAAAAAATGGCTTGCTAATTTATAAGCTTATTTTATAACTAATATGGGCGAAGGCGGTATAAAATCTGTCCTTCGCCTTTTTCATTCCTATAATTACTTTAGCTTCAAATTTTATGAAGCTATGGTAACAGACCAACTTATCAAAAAAACATTCATTCACAATGTTGTATCCATCGGTTTTCAAAAAATAAGGCAGATACAACAGGAAGTCATATCGGAGAATTTGAATGTCATATCCGGCAATCTGCTCCAATCAGTCCAAGAAAAACCGATGGAAATAGAAGGAACTGAACGTCAAATATATTATATGAGCGTTCTTCCTTATATGCGTTTCTTAGATATTCGTTTTCGGCAGGATCTGCGGATACGTAGAAAACTTTCCATCTATAACCGTGTCATTTGGGGGGTACTTTATGGTGAAGTGCTTCCTAATCTTCGTTATGGCTTTACTCAAGACATACGTAAGTATATCACCCGGCAACTTCAAGAAGGATCGGATATTGATCAATTAGATTTTCAATCATATATATAGACTACTGAATTATGGCTAAGAAACTTAATGAAGACGAAATCAAGTGGATTTTATCTGTGGAATCGTCAAAGGCACAGCAGGAAATTCGCAAACTCACTAAAGTTAATAGGGAGTTGAACAAAACAAACAAAGAACGTCGTGAATTAATGCGTGAGTTAGAGGCTCAAGGAAAAAAGGAATCAGATGAGTATCAGCGTCTTGACGAAGAAATAAAAAAAAGCAATAAAACTATATCAACAAATAACAAATTGATTGGTGAATTGGAGAAGAAGCTGGATGTTACAGGGCTTACTATGGTCCAACTCCGAAAGAAAGCTAAAGACCTTCGCCAACAGTTGGATCAGACAGTAAAATCAACTCATCCGGAAGAATATGCCGAACTTGAAGCGGAGCTTGCTAAAGTAAATAATCGGATGGAGGAACTTAGGGGTACTGGGAAATATGCCCAGCAACAGCTGACTGCATTTGATAAAACAATGAATATGGCCAAAACGGCTGCTAAAGGTTTTATAGCCGTGCAACTTGTCAGATACTTGAAAGATGTCGGAATGAAATCCTATGAAACTCGTAAAGAATATGCTCGTTTTGAAGCGACTCTTCGTAACGCTACCGGCTCTTCAGAAGAAGCGGCAGAGGCAATGAAGATGTTGCAGCAGCTTGCTAAAGATACGCCGGCCAGTGTGTCAGAATGGACTGAATCATATATTAAATTAGTTAACCGTGGAATTAAACCGACTACCGATGAACTGACAGCAATGGGAGATATCGCAATGTCCCAAGGCAAGGATATAGACCAGTTTATTGAAGCATTGCTTGATGCCATGACGGGTGAGAATGAACGTTTGAAGGAGTTTGGTATTACTGCTTCGAAGAATGGAAAAACTACTGCATATACATTCAGGGGTGTAACTACTGAGGTGCAGAATACGGATATGGCAATTAAGAACTATATTCTGTCCTTGGGCAAATTACAGGGTGTACAAGGTTCTATGGCTACCCAGATGAATGAACTGGCTGGCTTGGAATCAAATTTAGGGGATCAGATGGAATCTATCTATAATAAGATAGGAAAGAAACTTGAACCAGCTATTAAATCCTTCATGGGGACATTGGGTAAGATAATGGGTACTATTTCAGGCTATTTAGATTCAACCAATGAAAAATTTGAAGATCAAATAGGAAAGGTTATTTCATTACAGACTAAACTTGGTCCTTTGCTTAGTCGGTATGATGATCTTAAAATAAAAACCAAATTGAGTGCTGCTGAGCAATCAGAACTTAATAGTCTTATAAAGGAAATTGCGAGAATAGTACCTTCTGCTGTTTCTGAATGGAATGATTATGGAGAGGCTATATCTGTAAATACTGAGAAAGCAAAAGAGTTTATTGAAACAGAAAAAAAACGTTTGGCTTATATCAATAGAGGACAGATTGAAGAAACACAAAGCAATATTGAATCTTATAAAAAGACTGTTGATATTTATACTAAATTATTGAAAGAAGGAGGAAAATGGAAAACAGATCGTAAAACCGGAGATATGTTTTTTGTTCAATTTTCCAACGAAGAATTGCAGGATTTTAAAAAGAAGCTGGACGAAGCACAACAGTTATTGGAAGGATCTTATGAACAAATGAAGGTGCTTACAGGGGAAACCATTGAAGAGCAGATAAACAGCCGTATTGAAAGAAATAAAAAAATGGAGGAAGCTCAAAGCAAATTTAATAAAATGAATAAATCCATGCTTGCAGCTTGGATCGCAGATGAAAAGAATGCAACTAATGAGTATTTGAGTCTTGCTAAGGAAATTTATAAAAATCGTTTCCCTGATATTCCTGTAGATCCTAAGGAAATAGAGAAAGCGGCAAAAAAAGAAAAGAAGGCTATACTAGATACTGAAAAGGATGTTTTGAAATCCATAGAAGATATGCGTACCGATGATTTGCAGAAAAGAGATGAATGGTATAATAAAGAATTATCTAATCTTCAATCATCTTTGTCTTCAAAAAAGATAACACAAGTCCAATATAATGCACAATTGGCTACATTAACAAAAAATGATGCTGAAGCTAGGCTAATGATAGAAAAAGGGTATTATGATGATATTCAAAGTCTTGTTCTAAAGAATGAAAACATAAAAGAAAGTGCTATTCGAGTTTCTAATCAACGTGTTTTAGATGCCGATAAAGCACTAAACAATGCCCGGTTTGAAGAAGAGAAAGAATTTTTGGAATTATTTTCAAAATACGGACAAGAATATAAGACCTTGACGTTAAAAGAAGAAAGGGATCTTCAGATAAAAATATTGGAGGAAACTTATGAAAAATTAAAGGAAATAGCTAAAAATAATAATGGTGATTTACTACAGTTAGAAAAAGACTATTTAAATGCTAAAAATAATTTGGAAGAATCTTTTGATGATAAAGACTATGAGACTAGAGAAAAATTTGATCTTCTTTCAAAAAAAGATATATATGAAAAGCAATTAGAGGAACTTCAGTCGTATTATGATAGAGGAGAACTTACTACTGAAGAATATTATGCGGCTATGTCTAAAATGATATTGAAATATCATCAAGAACAAATTGATAGTTTTAAAAACTATGGAAGTCAGATAGGGGAAGCTGTAGGAAATATCATCTCTAATCAAGAAGGTGCCTTAGCGGCTTTTGGGAATACTATCATTGATATTATGTTTGATGTTCTAACAAAAATTATTGATACCAAAATGGCTGAAGCCACTGCTGTTGCTATTGCTGAACAAGCTAAAGCGGCGGCTATTAGTGCTGCCCAACCGGATTCTGTTGCCACTTTTGGTGCGACTGCTGCTGCTCGAACCGCCATTATCAGTGGTTTGATTATGGCTGCTTTAGCTACTGCAAAAACGGCCTTAAAAGGTTTAATTTCTAAAAAAGGCTCATCTATCACATCAGGGGATACATCTTCTAATACATCATATACTCGTGTTCCCGGTAAACAGTCTGGAGGATATATAGATGTCACTCGCGCCCAGGACGGAAAAGAGTTTAAGGCAGTCTATGATCCTAAACGTCGTGGCTTTATAGACAAACCTACTGTTATAGTAGGAGAGGGGCCTGCCGGATCATCCAAGGAATGGGTAGCTAGCAATGAGGCGCTGAAGAATCCTACCATTGCACCCATATTGTCCATTCTTGATCAGGCACAACAGGCCGGAACTATTCGTACTTTGGATTTGAATAAATATCTTCAGGCACAGGCTATAGGTAGACAGTCTGGAGGTGGAATTCAATCCGCTACTGTACCTTCTCCCACTGTTCAGCCAGATCTCGGATTAAGCCGTTCTATAAAAGAACTTAATGACACTCTTCTGCTATTGAAAAAGGATGGCTTGCCTGCCTATACTCTTCTTGATGATTTTGATAAAGCTAGGAAACTACAAGAACGATCACGCAAAATAGGAAGTAAACGATGAAAATAACTAATGTCAATAAGGGAAGGGCATATCATTTGTCCTCAGATACCCAATTACAGGTAGAGCGCCCCAATTTGTTTTTTAATGAATATGGTGAACAAACCAATCCGGTGAGTCTCCCGGATACCGATGCTAATCGGGAAATTTTGGATTATCCGGATATTATGGCCAGAAAGCAGAAGCCGTCTGCTTCTATTGTTGCCACTATTGAAGATGACGGATATTTTATGGCCTGTCGACAGGCTGTATTGTCCGCTAAAAGAAAAGAAAGTATAGAAACTTCGTTTTATATGAATGAAGGTTCTTTCTTGTCGAAAATATCGGAAACTTCTCTTTCTGAAGTGTTCGGAACAGAAATCATACCGGGGCTGTCTACTGTTGAACAATGTATAGATTTTTGTCGGTCATTGATTGGTGGAAACAATCCGGAATATGCTATATTCCCTGTGCTCATTGAATCTGACCGCACTTCTTCCAGCGGATCTCCCAAATTTGATTATATCAATCGTTATGGATTCATGGTGGATGGCACGTTTTATGACAGTCTTAATACACCTCTTACTGGTACACCGGATTTTTATAATGCCGTTCCGCGTACTGTGACGGACGGAGATACAGTTATAAATCTTGCTGCCGGGTACTATATGTCCCCTTTTATCCGTGGAAATTATTTGCTCAAGCGCATATTGTCGTATTTCGGCTATACATTGAAAGATAACTTCTTCACTCGTACAACTCCCTTTCCCGATATGGTATTTATAAATAATTGTGCTGATACGCTGATATCAGGAAGCATCCGGATAACTGATTTGTTGCCGGATTGCTCCTGTAATACTATTTTGGATGTATATCGGAAGAAGTTTTGTTGTGAGTTTATTCCTGATGAAGTGGAACATACAATAGATATCATACTTCTTAATGAAATTCTTGATTTGCCATCACAGGTTGATTTGGATGCATATTTAGTTTCCCGGATTAATGTCGAATATCCAGAATCATACAAGCAGCTGATATTGTCTTCTGAAGAACAGATTTCAAGTCCTCAAGAAGTGGAAACCTTTGATTCAATAACAGATCTTTATGGGAAATATAAACAATTACATATTGATCCTTTGGATGGTGCGTTTTATCGTCAAGGATATTATTTTTGGGTATTGTTTAGTAACCTGACCGTATTGCGGATTAATGACAAGGTTGCCGAGTCGTATATGAAATATTGTGCAGGTGGCGATCTTGAGACACATGAGATATCTGTTCCCGATTGCCAGCCTGTAATGCTTCATAATAAATTGAATGATGCGGAAGATGTGTTTCCATATATTGGAGCAGCTAATTTCCTTAATTCAAAACTTATGGCTGATAATACAGCGGAAGAGGAACCTTCATCTGATGCCAGTACAACTACTGATGTGAAACTCAATCCTATGCTTGCTTTTGCTTATACTGATCATGGGTATCCTCGTGGTACAATTTCTAATTACACTAGAAATTTATCATCAGACTCTTCAGATCCGTATATCCGTTTGTGGGATTATACATTGACTTATAATGGCAATGATGGAATCTTTGAAAAGTTTTATAGAAGGCTTGATGATATCTATAGGAACTCCATGCATTCAGTTACTGCCGATCTTCTCCTTCCTGTCAATTTGAAACAGTCTCTTTCTCCCTATCTCCCTGTCAGCTTGAATGGAGAGAAACTTCTTCTAAATATATTGAAATATAATTTAGGAGGTGGCTTGCAGCCTCTTGAAACGAGTTTCTATACTTATCGTTTGTATGAGCCGGTCAGCTCGGCAAAATCGTTTTCTGATTATAGCACTTCTACAGGATATATGTGGGAAGTGAAACAGTTAAAAACAACTTTGACGGAAGAACAATATAACAATTCTCCTTATAAGGATAAACAATTCGTTTCTGCTTTTCTTCCTCCTGCGACAAAAGAAGATGCGGAATCCGGTAAACGTTATTTTGTCCAGCATACAGCTCTTTCATATCAGTTTGGAGATTATATGTATTATAACGAATTTGAGGTGTGGTTTGTGGCTGTGAAAACACCGGATGCATAATTGTCCTTTCTATAGATTGGACTAACTTTTATTTTTGTTTTCAAATATTAATTCAAGATTTAAATGACTGTATTAACTCAACCGGCATCATTTTCCTTATCAGGAAATATCGAGAAATTCAGGATAAGTGCGACAGAAGAATTTTCTTTTATCCTAAAAAAAGGAACAGAGGAAATTTTGTCATCCGTCTATTCTCCTGGAAAGGACCATTTGGTTACTATAGATATCCGTGAAATTGTAGAGTCTAAATTATCTTTTCTCTTGAAGGACCAAAGTGAACCTTATGTCCAAACATCTATCTTTGCAGATTTTACAGCTGTGATTGATAAAAAAGAGATATCGTTCCGTGTGCTTCGGGGAGGTGTTGACCGATTGGCTACATCCGCTGAAAATTTTGTTACATCTAATTTCCTCACTTGGCAGCCACAGATAAAACCTGTCACTTATTATACTCCTGAATTCTTGACTTATTATGCAACGGTTGACGGTAATGTGTGTGTTAAAGCCTATTTTTCCCAAGAAGAAGGAGAAGTCACTTCGGAAATTAAAACTGTTTATTCTGTTTTGGCAGGCAATGCTTATTCTATTCCTGTACAATATGCGGTTATCATGGCTCTGTTTGGATCACGGTATCCTTCTTTCTATGATGTTTGGGTAGAGAATTCATCCGGAAACAGACTTACTTATATACAGAGATATGTAGCGGATGGAATAAAGTCTGAGCAGGAACAATGGGTACTTTTTGAAAACTCGTTGGGCGGAATAGATACCTTCCGTGCTTATGGTCAGTCTGATTTTACAGGAGAACATACCCATAATATAGCGGAAATAGATGAAGAATTCAGTGAATATCGTATAGATACTACCCGTTCTTTTCAAAAATCTACAGGATATTTGGATAAAAATAAGCGAAAGTGGTTACTTGATTTTTTCCCTTCTAAAGTCAAATATATATATTTGGGGAATTATCTCCGTCCTATTGTTGTGACGGAAGACAATACATTCTATACAGACAAGGAACTTCCTTCGTCTTATACGTTTACATACAAATATGCTGATGCTCGTCCATATCTGAATCTGTTGCGAACTGACCAGCTTCCCGATGAGTTAGATATAGATATTCCGGATCTTGGTTCTTTTTCCATACCCCCTCGGATTGTTGAGTTTCCTTCGCAGCCTTTGTCCGAGGGGGTGCTGATACCGGTTCAGAATCCTTATTCTGAAAATTGGGCTACAACAACGGCTGGAGCCATTTTTGCGTACATTATCAATAATATATCCGAAAACTACGATGGTCAGGGAGGCATTGGGCATATGCATCCAAATCTTGAACTGATTAATGCTATATCTTATTTGGATGGATATCTTTTAATTAACGGTAAAAAAATAAAAGCGGGATGGGCTGATCAACTTTCGCCGGATAGCCCTATATATAAAATGTTTATTCGTAAGGATGAGGAGGATTCTACAAATTTCCTGTTATCGTTATTGGGCGGAACTGTCATTAAGAAATATGCCAAGTTCGGTGATTTCGTTACTGGTGTATTAGGTGGATACATAGACGAAAAGGGCAATCTTGAAATGGAAAGCGGTGTATTTCGTAAGCGTTTGTTTGTTCCTGAAATAGCTTATAACCGTACAACCTATTTCAAAGGACGTATGGTAAACTCCCCCGGTGGTGGTTGTACCGTATTGTCATACGTGGATAACAGCGATGGAACCTACACCATCACTCCCGATCTGACGGATGCGGACGGATTGAGCCAGTTTGTTGATGACATCCTTACCACCTATTTTGTGACTAAAAATAGCGAAGGCAAGCTGAACGGCTTTGAAGAAATGAAATTCCGGGTGGCTGCCGCAGATTATACAGCCAAGAAGTTTACTGTCATTCCCCGTCCGGGGCATTCTGACTGGAAACCTGCCGAGCAGATGGTATTGGCACAAACAGGTAACTTTACGGACCCGGAACGTCAGACTTATATACTTATTGATTCCGTCAACGGAAATAACTGTATTACATTCTTTGACAATGCCAACACTTGGGACCCGGAGCCGGCACAGATGCCTGCGTGGTTCGGCAAGAAAAAAGGCATGACTGTAGCCGGTATTAATGCGGACAATTACTCAGCCGTTCTTCAGAACATCATCATGACCGGGCTTATCTTTCAAGTTGATGAGATCACCGGACAGACAGTTCGTGTACCCTTGGACAAGGGTGAATGGGTTGCAGGGAAGTACGCCTACTATGACCGGGTGTCACATAACGGGGCTTTGTGGTTGTGTGTTGATGATAACGGAACGACAACAGAACCGTCAGATGATAATCCGGCATGGCTGAAACAAGTGGCGGAAGGGCAAAAAGGTGATCCAGGATTGTCCGTAATAGGTGGCAGTCATTGGGAATCCTCCAAAACCCCGTACAAAGCCAATACAATGGTCACTCTTGCCAACTGTGTCTTTATATCCAAGGTGGAGACATCCAATCCTCCCATCAGAATATTGCGTGTCAAAGGTGGCAATTTCTTAAGAAAGAAGGACGGTGGTTATTATCTTGCCGGGAAACCTGCTGACTGGGAGGTTAACGAGGATTGGGATATGTTGCTTGACGGGCGTGAGCTAAAAGGAGAGAGCATCACCTTCCTAGGTGAATTTGCCACGGCTCCTGCCAATCCGAAAAACGGTGATTCATACCGTAACACGACTGATCGTGCTACCTACATCTATCAGGACGGAAGATGGCAGCTTATGATATCGGATGGAAAAGACGGTAAGGGCTATGAGTATATATATACAAGAGGCAATATCATAGATAACACCCCTGAAAAGCCGGACAGTCAGCAGAAAGATGGTTATGTTCCGGAAGGCTGGACGGATAATTATCTTGGTACGGACGCAGACCATCAGGTTGAATGGGGTTGTACACGTTTTAAGGAAAATGGCGTATGGTCTGAGTTCAGTGATCCGGCTGTGGTGCATCGTTGGAGTAAGGACGGGGAGAATGCCATCATGGCAGACTTTGATAACGAGATGGTCAATGCAGCCCTTACTTCAGACGGGAAGGTCGTATCCTCACAGACTTGGAATACAACTGTCAGTATGTGGTATGGAACGGAGAAGCTCACGCTTGACAGCATCACCTGTACACCTGACACAAATCTTCTGTGTGCGACAGACAAGAATACGGGAGTGGTGACAATATCGGTATCTGCCGGAGCTACTCTTGCTGCGACAAACACGGTGAAGATCACAATCAGGGCTACAAAGAACGGGCAGCAGTATTCCCGTGATCTGACATTCACTGTAGCCGGGGTCCGTGGAGGTGCGGACGGTTCAGATGCCGTGCTATACAGTATAATCGTTTCTGCCACTTCTGTAAGCAAGGACAAGAATGGAAACTACAGCGTGTCTTCCGTATCATGTTACAGGCAAAAGTCAGTGGGAGGCGTGATATCCACCACAACGGACGGTACATTGAAATACAGCATAGACGGTGGAACAGAAACTACCATAAACAACAATACAGCCATATCAAGCGGAAACTTTACGAAGACATTGAAGTTTGTTTTCTATGTGAATGACCAGATAGTGGATATTGAAACCGTTCCCATGCTTTCTGACGGTAAGGACGGTGCTGACGGTGAGAGCATCACAGCAGCCGGTCATTGGGAGTCCGCCAACACTCCGTATGCGAAAAACAGTACAGTATCGTTTGCCGGAGGATCTTACTTAAGCAAGGTTCAAACATCCAATCCGCCACTTCCGCTTCTTCGTGTGAGAGGTGGACGTTATCTAAGGAAGAAGGATGGCGGTTACATACTTTCCGGGAAGAGATCGGACAAGGCTGTCAACTCCGACTGGCAGGAAATGACTTCCGGTGTCGAACCGTCCGCTTCGTACTGGCTTGACAGCCCGGTAAGCACAATAAACTTTACCAGTACGGGCACACCGTCACCGTCAGCGTTTGTCGTTACCATGAAACAGAATGTAGGCGGTAATGTGAGCGATACGAACAGGTTCTATCTTGCAGCCCGCAAATACAACGGAAGCTGGCTGGCTCATGTAGGTGCGACACTGAACAGCCAGATATCCGTACCTGCGACAGCCGGATACACCCAGTTTGCCGTCCGGGCTTATCAATCCGCATCGGACGCGAACGCATGGAATAATAATTTTATCGCTGAAAAAGGGGTGGGTGTTGCTAATGATGGTTCCATAGGAGCAACAGGAGCAACAGGGGCGTTTCCCCGTGACAGAGGTGTATTCACATCAGGACAGACTTATGTCTGGAATGCGGATTACCGGGATAAGGTCATATATCTGATAGGGGGAGTTTATTATAATTTCCTTGTAAAGAATTACGGTGCTTCCGTTACCGCTGCACCCACATCAGCCAACGGGGATTCGAACTGGGAAGCCATGCAGAAGTTTGTGAATATCGCTACTGACACCCTGTTTGCCGATGGTGCGAATGTAGCCGGATTCATGTTCAAAAACAATGTGCTTAAATCCCACAACGATGAAGGTGAGACTCTTCTTATCAATGGCGTAACCGGGTATTTCAAATGTAAGAATGCAGAGATTACAGGAACAATCACAGCGGATAAAGGACGTATCGGTCCGTTCTCCATCGCTTCGGGAGTATTGTCCTCAAAGATCCTTTATGAAAATGAAACAAATAAATACGTCGGTTTCAACCTGTCTGCCGGGCAAATTGAATTTTATAACGAAAGGACATTTGCAAACGTAAGAATCGGGGGAAACACGCAGTTTGTCACTATTGAAGGGATTAAGTATGATGCCGGAATTGATATACAGAGTCCAAATGCTATGATCGGAATGCACATCAAGACCCTGAGCATTCCTCTGTTCGTGGAGGGGGGTAACATTTTCCTTCATCCGAACAATGACAGTTATGTGTCTCTTCATGGCATAGTGGGGAACTGGAGGAACATATCCGTCAGCACTTCCCTGAATAACAATGATGACAATGTGATGTTTATTAATACGGGTAATATAGAAGTGACACTTCCTCCGGATGTTCCGGGACATACCATATACTTCAAACGTATGAGCGGCGGAGTAAGATTGACAGGAGGACGGATCCTGCCTGCTCCCGGAGGACAGGAGGTGTCTTATATTGATTTGGATTTTGCATCCGGCTTCATTAAGTGTATGGGTAATTATTGGGTTATGTTTTATTGCGGATAATTTAAATATAAAGTATGAAAATAAATTTTGCACAATTTCCTATTTATGACGGGATTAAAAAAGAAAAGCTTATAGCCAGTAACATCACTGAAGCCTTCGGTGACTGGATATACAAGAACGTAGCGGGTTTGAAGGCGCATCTCCTTGCGGAGAAAATCTTCAAGTCGACTGTAGATGGTGTGGAACTTGACGAAGAGGAGGTGGATATCATAAGACGTTCTACCCCTATGTTGTCCGGCTTGCTGGCCGATTCGTTGAATGATTATCTGGATAAAAAGAAGGAGGAACAACATGAAGATTGAGAATTTGGAACGCGCCAGCCGAATTAATGACGAACTGGCGAAACTGAAGCTGGCTAAGGAAACGTTGAATAACGGAGGCTATGTCCGTATCTACAGCAGCGCCCGGTCAAGTGCCGGATGTGTGGAACTGGATATAGCAAACTTTAATGACGAGGTGAACACGTGTATAGACAACCATATCGCTGAACTTGAATCTGAAATAGAAACGCTATGAAAGAATTATGGCAATTAATCAAGATGCTGTTCTCAAGCAAGCCGGGTGATTTTGACACTCCTGAGCTGCTTGCCATGAAGCATTATCCTTTCAAGGGATACCGTTTCATGATGTGGTGCGGACGGATGATATACCGTGCCGAGAACAAGGAGAACATAGATAGGTATATGCAGACCTATGCGGGTAAGGAAAGCCTGACGCACGAAACCATACACCTGCGTCAGGCACAGGTTATCGGCTCATGGGTAAAATACTATTGGCGGTATTTTGTCGAGTGGATCAAGGGAAACCCTATCTGCCATCCTGCGAGTTCGGCATATTATACCATTCCGTATGAAATCGCCGCATACGCCAATCAGGGCAATCCTGATTACTTGAAAAACTATACGGATGATTCCTTTACTCGTTACAAGTTGAAGCATAGAAAGCGTATTTACAAGGAGCATCAAAAAGATTGGAAAACTTATATAAGAACTTTATAAAATTTGGATATTATGAGTGATTTGAATTTAGAAAATATAGTTGGCTTTAAAGCTGTGGATAAAGACGGCAACGAACAAAATGTGACAGTAGATGAAATGGTGGATATGGTTTCCACAAGAATGGTTATGGCTTTGTCTGAAACTTCAACATTTGCCGCCGCTGCTGCAACAGGAAATGACGTGTATGAAAATGAACTTCCGACAGTGACGGATGCCGCAAATGTAAGAGTTTTACTAAGTAGCGGGGATGCGGCAAAAATGACGATGCAGTCGCTTGCATCAAAACTGGGAGAACTGATTGGAATAAATGATACGTGGTTAAGGTTCAGAGATCAGAAAGAAATAGAATCTCAAG